ACCGGGCCCCCTTTATTTCCGCTGCCCTTTCTCTTTCCCCGGAGGCCTCCAACCCCCCTCCAGCCCCTAGAGCGGCCTGATACGCAGCTAGGCCCTGACCTGCACCAAATTGTCTTGACGCTTCTCTAGCAGACTGCACACGCGCTCTCTCAGCGGCTTCTGCTTGTTGTACTCTAGCCGCTTCATCAAGGCTTATACCTTGTGTTCTAGCAAGCTCCGCAGCTTCAGCCGCTTGGACCCTTGCGGCCTCATCCAAACTAATACCCTGTGTGCGAGCAAGCTCTGATGCACGGGCATTTTGAACCCTTGCATCTTCTGCAACATCAATACCTTGTACACGCGCTCTTTCAGAAGCTTCTGAAGACTGTATTCTAGCTGCCTCATCCAAGCTAATCCCTTGAGTTCTTGCAAGTTCAGCCGCTTCTGATCTTTGTACTCTAGCAGCTTCGTCAAGGCTAATACCTTGGGTTCGCGCAAGCTCAGATGCTCTAGCGTTCTGTACCCTTCCCGCTTCTCCAGCGCGACCAGTTTCCATTCTGCCGATCTCACTAATATTCAAGCCTTGAGTTCTACCAAGCTCCGCTGCACGGCGAGCATCAACGTCCATCTGCGCTGCTCTGTCAGACTCAAATGCCTTCATTGCTTGTTGGAACGCAGCTTGACTTCCTGCCGCTTGGATATCACCAAGTTGTTCTTGCAAGCCTTCTTCTGCCATACCTTGCTGTACAGCCTGACGCGATCCACCAAAGGCCCCTGCGCTTATTGCGCCTGCATCTCTTGCCGCTTGGCTTCTTCCAAAGTCTTCACGGGCTTCACGCTTCTGAACATCCACTACATTCTGCATGTATGGGTCCATATACTGCTGAACCTCAGACCCAGAGAACTGACGGGCGGGATCAAAGTCATATTGGTCAGCAGTCTGTGCGGAGAACTTAGCTTCTTGGAAATCTGCGAATGGGTCAGCACTGCCAGCCCTAAACCCAGCATATGGGTCTGCCGCGCCAGCTTGAAAGTCTGTGTACTCAGTGCCTCTACCCGCGCTGAAATCAGCAAATGGATCTGCACTACCAGCTTGAAAGCCACTATATGGGTCAGCACTACCAGCTTGGAAACCTGTGTATGGGTTAAACGCTCCCGTGCTATAGTTGGCTAGACCCTCAAGCCCAGCAATCCCCCTGCGCTGCAAAGCAACGGCCTCGTTAAGACCACCAATAGGGCTTTCAGCAATGCCACGAACCATGGCGCGGGATGTGTTAATGTCACCGTAATCCTCAGATCCAGCTATACGTTCACCGCCATACGGCACATATGTAGACTCACCCGCAAGATCCCCGTATGTATCAGGGTCATCAGGATAGAAAGGCTGTGTAGCCTCTTCTGCACCTTTCAGAAGCCTACGAAAGTACGGGTCTGCGTATTCTGGCAGACTTACTGTTCTTGTGGTGCCGCCAGACTGTACCTGCTGTGATCCCTTGCCCATCCTATAACTCCATGCGGTATGCTATATACTCTGAATAAAAGCCGTTCCCCCGTAAAGCTCTTTCCCAACCTTTTCTGCCATAACCTTCTAGATGTTGACAGTCATTTTCTTTTGCGAACCGACCTATTGTTTCAATAACAATGTCTTTCCACTTATGTAGCTTGGTGCCGCCAACAAAATCAAGAACCATAGCCCTGCGTCTTGGGTATGATGCTATTCTTGTTGTTATCGCAGCCACCATATTATCCTCTTCATCAAGAACTACCCAAAGAATGTATATGTCTCTAAGGATTCCATCTAAAACGTCTAAGACGTTTATCTTCCCTCTAGATGTATCCTCAACACTCTTTCTTAGTAACTCTTCAACTTCCTTCCAAACATGCTTTACAGCCTCTTTAGGAACTGTGCTAACTCTCAACCCCCACCATCTCCCTTATTTTCTCTGGAGCTTTTTCTTCAGACTGATTGATGATGTCTAAGAAATCACTGCCAAACTCGTCTTGGATAGCCTTGGTAGTAGGCTGTCTCATGACGAACTCCCCCTCAGTGAGAAGAACATCTTGCTCACCGTCTAATGATGCAGGGATCATGTCGTCCTCACCAGACCCATCACCCATGCCCTCAACCATTCCCTTGTCGCCATTAGCAAATCTCTCAATGGTGTCATCAAGAGCGCCAGACTGAACCTTTTCTACAAGATCCTCCAAAGCTTCTTGCCCGTACTTGTCAAGGAATACTCCAAGCGCAATCTCTGGTGCATCAGACAATCCCTTGATTGCCTTTACTGCCTCAACAATTACATCCTTTTCGTTCATGTCCTCTGGTGCTTCTACCTCACCGCCTTCTGCATAACCTCCAACTGAAAGTAGTTTTCTTGCCCCCATATTTCTGCCAAAAGGACTAGGCCGCAGTGGCTCAACACTAACTCCCCCAAAAGAAGCGGGTGGTCCAATCTGACCCTTGCCCCGATCTAATGAAAGTGGCGGTGCAAATTGCATAGCCGTTCTGTTCCCCCCGCCTCTATTGAACAGTTGCGATTCTTCAAGCCCTTGAAGATCAATCAAAGGTTGCGCTAATTCATTCAAAGGTCTTTGCAAAGGTCTTTGATAACTAAGGCTTGCGCTCATTTTCTCAGGTCTTTGCTGAAACGCATCTTGACCAAATGTATTTCTAGCTAAGGTTTCTACCTCCTGTACAAACGGCTGAACCTTTTCTTTATTTGATTCGACTTGAGCCTGAGTAAGAAACCCAGCCATATTGTCACCAAAGCTCTGGAATATAGGGTGAGATCCAGACATAGACATTATCCCACCGCCACGCATACGCTTTACTGGGTTGTAGTATGTGATCATCTCTTCTTCAGCGGTGCTATCCATATCCTTCTTAGGCTGGTAAGATCTAATGCGAGGCATAGGCGGTGGTACGTCCACCTTTTCCTCCTCTGGCATCTTCATGGTAGGTGGATTCATTGCACTGCCAACCAATGCAGCAGTGCCCACACCGGGAAGAACAGCGCCAGCTAATCCACTTTGCAAACTTTTGTTTGTTATGCCTTGCAGGAATGCGTTCTTCCCACCCTCTACTGCTGATGCCTTGATGGCAGCTTGAGCCGCGCCCTCTGTGCCACCGATTGCTCCAGACAAAGCTGAGTTGCCACCACCCGTCAGAGCGCCCATAGCCTTGCCGCCTAAGCCAGCTATCAATCCAGTCTGGATTCCTTTACCTACATCTCCTGTCTCAAGGAATGATCCCAGACCCGCGCCTATACCAGCTAGAGTTGGTGCGCTAAGTCCACCCAGAAATGTGCCAGCAGCACCCAGACCCGCAAGGGCACCAGACCCAGCCAAAGCAGGTAATCCAAATCCTAAGAGTAAGGGTAGAGCCATCTGTTTACCTCAAAGTTTTGTAGATGATAACACCTACATCGTAAAAGTTCAATTGAACTAATCTATCAGTTCAAAGTGCGGTCCATCAATGAAGGGCCTGCGTCCTTGGCTCCTTCTTAAATCTATGTAGGCGTTCATTGCCTCTTCCATTGTACCTTCCCACCTACGGATATCCATAGGGTATGGCATGTCTGGTGTGCCCCATGCTGCCCCCCAGCATATAGGAACATTCATTTGAGTTGCTGCTTCTTTGATAGCGTCTGCTAGGTCATCATAGACAGATAGTTCCCAACTTGCCCTGCCATTTATATATGCCATGATATCGAAAGCCTTGCCCTCAAGGTGCTTGGACTTCATGGTTTGACTGGCACCCTTGTCAACAAGTTCTTTCTGCTGTTCAAGAGTTCTCATGCCCTGCACCACACCAAAGTCTGTCTTGGTCATGGTTATCGCCATCTTGACTACGGCCTGTAGCCGATCATCAATTCCCTCAAGCCTATCAAGGCTGCGTCTGCTAAGTTTAAAGCTCATATCATTTCCTCTTAAAGAAGGCTTGCGCCCCGCGCACACCAAAACTGGCTGAAATTGCAATTCCAAGGCTGTAAAAATACCAGTCGGGAGCTTTTGAAAGTTGTTCAAACCCACGATCAACCCAGCCTTCAGCGCCGGGAATGAACGCTAAAACCAATGGTATCGACAGGACAATTACGAACCACTCGTCTTTCCAGCTAGACTTAGCGCCCTCTGCCATAATGCGCTCCCAGTCGGCAACGCTTGTCTCTTTCGACATTAATATCTGGGCTTTCGCTTTCGCCTCAGTTAGCTTTAGCTCCGCAGCGGCAGCGTTCTTATCAGCCTTACCCTGCAACCATGATCCAGCAAGGTTTGCTATTGGCCCTAGTGCAGCGGTAAAAATACTCATACGCCCTGACCCTGTATCATTGCACGACCTTGCTCATACTCATCGTTCATCATCTGCCTGCCACCTAACCTGTAGTAGTTTTCCGCAGCGTAACGCATGGCAGGGCTAATGTTAGATCTGTCTGATAGACCCATAATACCTCTCAGTTGCGGTGGCATCTGAGGCGCTGGCAGCATTGGCATTCTTGGGGGAAGTCCAGAGTCTGGGGGAGGTATTGCAGGTCCACCAGTGACTGGTAGTGGTCCAAAATTTGGGGGGAGTGTATAGGGTCCACCAGTGGATGGTGGTTCTTCGCCAGTGTAGGGAAGTGGCATTATACCACCGCCTTGCTCCCGCTGCATACGCATACGCTCACGCAAAAACGCATTTTTTGGGTTAAAGACAGTTGACTCTGGGTCTGTTGCATCAGGCGCATTGGTATCTGTAATAGTGGGTGCTGGTCTATTATCACGATCCTGTTGACGTTTAGCATACTCTGCCTGAGACATGCCTGATTCCATGAAATTATTTTTGTTTTTCTCCTTAGTGTAAGCCGTTCTTTCTCTATAACGGCTTATATCGTCAGCCGTTATATCTCCAAATGGCAATAGTGGTTGTCCTGACATATCGGCAATCATTGCCCTGTAGCCTATCTGCCTGTCTTTATTTAAATCACCAAAAAAACTAGGGTTCTCACCATAAGGTCTAAGCTCTGTAGGTACTGCATTTTGGACTTGGTTGCTGGCTAGATCTCCTACAGGAGTGCTCCCAAAAGTCAGCCCTGCCGCAGCCCCAGATCCGATACCTTGTTGTTCACGATACCTATCTGCCGCTTCACTACCTTGATTTCTGCTAATCGTTTCTGCTGTACGCTCGCGGTAAGCGTCATCTTTATCCTTGAGGCCAAGACCCATACTTATGTCATCAAAAAAACTCATTACTTAGCTCCCGCTTCTTTGCTCATCCAGATGCCAAAGCAACCTGTGAGTGCGCCCATGCAGACAGATACTAGACCTGCTGACTGTGTGGTGTGTGCCTCTGGTGGCAAGCTCATAAACCAATGCACTGCCTGATAGGTCAGCACCGTGACAACAAACATCATCAGGCGGGGAAACACCTTCCAGTCATCTATAATATTCTTAGCCATATCAGTCTCCTACGTCGATACCGCTGCCCGTGTATCAACACGCAGCCAATTAGATCCATCACCAAACGCAACAACAGGGCTACCTGCTGCCCCATCAGAAACGTATATTAATGTGCCAGTCTCAACGGTTGGTAATGTTGATACTGTATATGTGGGCAGTGGCATACCCACAGTATTATTTGCTGCTGTAGCAGACTTGAGCCTAAGTACCGTATTGCTTTCGTATACGGTGCCAACCTCGTCCAGTGCCTGTGCGGATGCAGGGATCTCTATGAGTATAGGCTTTGCTATGGCAGGGTTTGTAATCTGATTTGCAAACACAGAGAACGCACGAACCACCTCTGCCATATACTGTTGTGTATACTGAGGCGGTGGTACAGGAAAGAATGGTACTGGAGCTATGGACATTATCTTCTCCCGTCAGATCTTATATCAACGCGGGGGATACCCAGACGCCACAATACATCCGCATCTGTTGACTGGACCTTAAATGTAAAGCTACGGCCTCGCAGTCTGGTCTGGTATTGGCTCGTATACTGATCTACAGGCACATTAGATGTCTTTGTAATAGTATCAGTATTGGTTGTTTGGGCGACCTGACCGGGTGCGTTCTTTGCACTCAAGATAAAATCTACCGTAGTATTATCTACATTGGTCTCTCTGAAGTTTAGATCAGGAATTACTCTGGTGACAAAAGAGAATTGATTCCCATCAGAAACTCCAAGATCACCCGACTCAATAAAAGATGTCATGGCAGCGCCATCTGCCTTTGCGCCTACTTCATGGTTGAATAGGTAGTTGTCTGTGCCTGTTCCCACAGGCAGTGAGGATATCCCACGATCAAGCCATGCTGTGCGATCTAGGGTGCCTATATACCAGATGCCTTCTTGGTAGTTATAAACTACATACTTGTCATTCTCATTAGAACTTGCAGACGGATAAAACCACCACACTTCAGAGAACGATATGTTTGATCCCGCAACAACCTTATCAGACTGTGCAGAGTTGAAATCGTCAAACACATGGTCACGAACTGTGCAGGGTAGACGTTGCACAGCACCATTATAAGCGTAAAACTCTGCTGCTCCCATCCAGTATACAGCGTCATCCACGGCAACTGCCGCTTTTGGTGCAGCAATACTTATGTTGCTAGAGATAAGGTTAATACCAAAGGTAAAAGGTGGCCCGATAAACTGCATTGCGTAGATGGCAACGTCAGTAAATACTAGGATTTGCTGCCTTGTTTCTACTGCTTGTACAATCTTTGAGCCAGAATCAATCCGCAGATCACCCGCTGTGTTTGTAGTAGTAGGATACCAATCAATAGGATTTTCTTGGCTTGAGAACCTGATCAGCATCGGGTCTTGCAAACCATCACCCTTCACTGTCGATGAGCTTGCACCCAAACCGTCAGCACCAAAAGCAATCACATGCCTGTCACGGTCAGATAAAAGTATTTGCGCTGCCTTCTGGGGCACAGATCTTGGCGTTCCTGTCAGGGTAGAAAGCTCTATGCCTCTTGTGTTCACACCGTTTGTTTTATCCCAATAGAAAACCTGACCATTACGCTCGTTAAATATAAGATCTTCACCAAAGTTATCGTGAGACCAGATACGCAAGTTAGATGCGGCAGTTTGTGTACCCGTAGCTGGTGCGTCACCCCAACCGTTATAATTGTTTGCACTATCCGTATTGCCCAACGTAAGAAATATATTTGCACCGTTGGAGTGTGTAGCGGGGCTACTTCCACCTGTTCCACGGGAAACATTTAATGTGTCACTGGCAACAGAAGATACCGTCATAAGCTCACTGCCCACCAAAACAACGTCATTGGTTGCAAAGTTTGAGCCTTGTCCTGTGGCTACATCTACCCCTGTCTCAGAAGCATCCAGATCCTCTGCTATAGTAGTTTGGAAGGCACCGTTGTTCGTACCACCCCAAAGTCCAGCGCCCCAACCAGCGCCTTCAACTGAAGAGTTGAGGCCTGTGCCTATTTGGTAAGTGCCGACAGTACTACTGCCACCATTACCTGTGTCGCTACCATTAGCGTTTACAGCCGTAGCGTTCAGCCCACCTGTAACTGTAATACTAGGAATGGTACTAACAGTACGCGCAGATATCTTGTACTCGTTTCCGTTTACTACCTCTGTAACTTGATACTCTTGATTAAGTATCGCTGCTGTTATGTTGCCGCCTAAAGAAGCTGCCCCAGAGAAAGTTACAAAATCATTCGCAACACAACCGTGGTTCACATCAGTAACCGTGATTACAGGCGAACCGTTTGTAGCGGCAAAAGTAACATCGCCCGCAGATGTTGTTAATCTGATAGGGGTAATGTCGTTGTATGCTGTACCCTGCTTAATATAATACTTTTGCTCTGTTCCTACACCTAGAAACCTTTCGCCGTTTAGGGCAACCCATTCATGCAGTCCACGGCACTGCCCAAGAAAAGCATTTCCTGAGTTCTTTTCCCAACCGTTTAGTTTTTCTGGATATCCAAATCTAAAGCGTACCTTGTCACAATCTACCCATCCATTCTCTTCAGAGTAAGGTGTGATCTCCTTGTTAATCCCAGCTTTAAATCTTAGATCTGTGTATGGCATTTAATCAGCCCTATAAACGTCTACATAAACTACAACACTGCTCGCGGATGCACCTGTTTGAGTAACAGTTAAACTTCCTGAACTACCTGCTGTTACTCTAGATTGAAATACGGAACTAAAGCCTTGTACAGAGCTTGAACCTATCTTAACGTCTCCAAATGCACTGCCGCTCGCAGAAACAACATTAATAAACAAAAGATCTCCAGAAGATACAGTTAAAGAACTACTAAAACCGGGGCCTGTAGCGGAAGAGTTTTTTACAGATCCTCTATATTGAAAACCATTTGAGGTTTTATTGTTTAGTTGGGTTTGGATGCTAGAGGTTACACCATCAACGTAATTAAGTTCCGTTGTAGAGGCGGTGAGGCCATCTACCTTATTTAGCTCTGACGTAGAGGCAGTGAGACCATCTAGCTTGTTAAGCTCTGTTGTTGTTACGCCCGATACAGCAACCTTACCACTTGAGCTTGAGATCAGCGCCCTACTAGCCGTAAGATTGGAGCTATCAATCGTAGTGGCGGCACCTGTAATTGTCGGCTGCTTGCTATTTATTTGTGTTTGAATGGCAGAAGTAACACCATCCAGATACCCAATCTCTGTTGATGTTACCGCAGAGACTGCGACCTTACCACTTCCATCAGATACAATAGCACGACTTGCTGTAAGGTTAGCGTCATCAATCGTAGTGGCTGCGCCTGTGATCGTAGGCTGCTTGCTGTTTATTTGAGTTTGTAATGCGGATGTGACGCCATCTAAATACCCAATCTCTGTAGACGTAACCGCAGAAATTGCTATCTTGCCACTTCCATCAGATATAACGGCTCTATTAACGGTAAGATTAGCGTCATCAATCGTAGTTGCAGCACCAGTAATTGTGGCTTGTTTACTATTTATTTGAGTCTGTATCGAAGAAGTTACACCATCAACGTAATTAAGCTCTGCTGTTGTGGCAGTAACGCCATCCATAATGTTCAACTCAGTCGTTGAGGCGGTAAGCCCATCTAGCTTATCTAGTTCTGTTGTTGTTACCCCCGATACTGATATGTCTCCACCAGAACCAGATATCAAAGCACGATTTGCAGTAAGATCCGATATACGAACAATTGCCTTGCCGCCCATGCCAGAGTGATTGTAGCAATAATAATACAACACCGCAGGGGCATCCTGCTCTAACTTTACTTGAGTATAAGAACCCGCACTTCCCGGTGTTCCCACTTTTGTAATTCCTGTTGTAAACTCAGTGCCCCCACCATGCGTTCCGTCTGAAGTTGTACTAAAAAGTAATGGATGTGAGGCATTAGAGTTGTCTGATTGATCAAACCTGTATGTAACAGAAGGCTTTAATTCAACGGTTTGCTGAGAAGTGCCATCTATTACAAACTTTCCACCAGCTACTGTTACAGCTACAGTTCCAAGGGGCATTTTCCCATTAGATAAACTGTCAATCTGCGTCTGTATTGCAGAAGTAACACCATCCACATAGTTCAACTCCGCAGCAGTAGCTGTGATAGATGTACCAGCCAACTGTAGTGTTGTCGCGTTCACCTCTCCAGAAGATCCGTAGATTACGGCTTTACTGTTGGTAATACCACCCGCGGCTGCACCGTCCAACAAATTTAACTCTGCGCCAGATGTAGTGACACTGGTAGCCCCCACATTAAATGGGCTGGATAAATCTGTAACATTCTGCACCGCAGCGGTGAAATCTGTTACTGCCGCGCCAGAGCCAGCGCCATCCGCAAGAATGATAGAACCCTTACCGACCTCAATCGTTACGTTACCGCCAGAACCCTGTGTGATGATCAAGGCAGCATCTGTAGAGTTTAAGATCATATACACTCTGGCTTTATCGTTTTGGGCCAAAGTAATCGTACATGTCCCGCCGGGCGATCCCGTAAATTTTATAGCTTTGTAATGTCCATTTTCCGCAGAGGAAGGCTGGGCAGACAGAGTTAGGGTATACGTTGTTGAACTAAGAGCGATAGACTCAAAGCCGTTAGCTGCACGATCAAGAATTTGCAGGTTGACGTTTGTACTAGAACCCCATGTACCAGCCTCGTCACCTGTAGTTATTAACTTAACGCCGTTTGCGTCTGTATATGTAGCCATCTGAGCGCCTATCTAAAAAGTTCAATTGCACTTAATATACGTTTTATTCTGTTTCTAAGCAACAAGTGTCCATTGTGGATCTTGTGCTGGTGTTATTGTACCCCAGTTTGGATCTTGTGCTGGTGTTACTGTAGCCCAATTTGGATCCTGATCAGGCATTATTAAACCGTAAACAGCAGCGCCCCCAATGAATACGGTTATTGAAAGTCCTTCTACAGGCTCCCCTAAGACAAATGTTACATCTTGACCAGCAACACCAAACTGCCCAACATCAAGTATTTCTGTAAACCTAGCATTAAAGTCAAAACCTGTTAAGGAGAAAAAACCAACGTCTAAGTCTTCTGTAAATGCTATAGGAAAGCTTGCATCTTGACCCGTTAGGGCAAAGCTTTTCGCATCCGCAACAAGTAACCTTGCTACTTTAGCATCTACAGCTTGACCTGTAAGAGCGATAGACCCTTGATCTAACGCAACGCTGCCCTCAAACCTTGTGGTGAGGCTTTGCCCTGTGACTGTAAAGCTACCCGCCTCAAGATTTGCGGTCTTCTTAAAGTTTATTGCTTGACCAGTAAGCGCAAATGAACCGTGGTCAACAACATCTGTTATCTTACGATTGACTGTAAATCCTGTAAGCGCAAAACTACCAACTTCTGCATTCATAGATTTATGGAAGTTTAGATTTTGACCAGTTGTCGCAAAATTGCCGTGTGCTAATTCCTCGCGCATTGCAATCGGCGTATCTACAGCTTGCCCCGTAACCGCAAATGATCCTCTGTCTGGTTGTTCTCGCAAGGCAATTGCAATGCTCGTATTTTGACCCGTCAATGCAAACGAACCAAACCCAATAACCCTTGATACTTTAGTGTCCACATTTTGGATTGTTAGCGCAAAAGATCCTTGATCCAGTATGGCACTTACCTGCACACCAAAGTCTAATGTTTGCCCTGTGACCGCGAAGCTGCCATGATCTGCGGTCAATCTCATAGCCTTTTGGAAGTTAGAGGTTTGCCCTGTTAGATTAAAACCACCCGTTTCAAAAATTTCTCCGACAAGACCAAACGCATCCTGACCCGTTAAAGAAAAACTACCTTGATTGAGTATTGCGCTCACAGATATTACTGGCGTTACGTCTTGACCTGTAAGGGCGTAAGACGCCGCTTCTGCGCCCCCTGACAATCCCTTTCCAGAAACAATACTGTTATCTTGACCAGTTAGAGAAAAAGAACCTGACGTAAGACTTGCGGAAACATTCAAAGGCGCGGCCTGACCTGTAACCGCAAAGCTACCCGTCCCAAAGTCTTCGTTCATAGCTATGTTAAGAGTAACCGCCTGACCAGAAACAGCGAAGCTACCTGTGCCAAAACCATCACTGAGGGCTATGTTAGTTCCCGCCGCCTGACCTGTTGCTGCAAAAGAGCCATGATCTAGGCTAACAATAATAATCTCATGTCCAGAGGACGCGAGTGCAGAACCTGCTATGGGGCTGTAACCTAACATAGCAAGAAAATACCATTGTTTTTAGTTTGAGTCACCTTCATATCGACAGGTCCACATGGTCAAGCTGTACTTCTTTCCCCCACGCAAAGGCAAAACCTTATGCCCATGTGTTACCATAGACGGAAACAAAATGCACTGCCCAACTTTTACATCCTTGTTTGTAAACTCTTGTCTAGGAAAAACAAGCTCCGCACCAGCATAATTGTTGTTGAGCTTAACGCTGCCTGTGAACAAAGATGCATCTGTGTGAAGACCTAATTCAGTCTGTGTGTCCATAGAATAACGCATAGTAAACGCATCACGCAAACCAAGGTAGGCTTCTGGGTGCCAATGTTTCTCGCAGATCTTGCTTAACTTATCAGACCATTGCTCTGATATTTCTTTCCAAAGACCTATCTCTTTTAGTCTTATCTCTTGCGCTGGAAATTTATCCCCATCAAGCTCATCCCATCTGCCAAGTCTCTCAGATGCTTGGATGTACCTTTGGCACTGACTCTCTGTCATAAAGTCCGTCACCAATATTTCTGGTGCAACTTCCTCATACTCTAAGCCTTTATGATATACAGGAGACGATACCTCTACCGTCTCCACATAATTAAATTTATCTGCAAGTTTTTTAAATCGTACTTTTGCGTCATTCCCACCATTCCCATGATAGATGCACGGGCAGCACATGTCGTTAGATAGTTGACCGTTGACAATCTCAATGTCGTCATCGCACTGGAAGATGTAGCCTTCATAATCTAAACAAGCGCGACCTATAGATTGCCAGTCAGATGACAGAAATCTTTTCTGCATCCACAATTGATCATCAGAATCATTGGGCACTCCTTTATTAAGAAACTGACTAAGCGCACTTACTTTGCCCATGTAAGCGCCACTGTTTAAATATCTATATATTGTTGACAAGGGAAAATCTGAAGCCATTGTTGGATCAGGCCAACAATTCTTTTCTGCTGCGAATACGATATCCGCACCCATGTCCTCATATCTCTCTAGGATAGTAGGCAGCGTATCGTTTATGATAACGTCATACCCATCCACAAACAAAACAACGTCATCTTCATGTAATGAATCAATGTGGTTGCGTACAAGGTTAATCTTCTGACCACCCCCTTGACCTTCCATTGTGCCACCTACCCAAGTAACTTGGCGACCTAGATTTAAGTACGTTATTCCGTGCGCTTTTGCAGATTGCTCTAAAGCCCACATTTTATTTTTATCTGTTCCAACGGTTAATACATGTACTTGCATTGATTCCCCCTCAATCGTGCTTGCTCTAACTTCTCTAGGTATCTGCTTTACAATCTCTGGTGTAAAGAAAAAGTTCGATTGAACTTTTAACTTGGCAGGAACCCATTCATCTACAGGGATGATAGCATCCTTATAGCCTTCTATCAATCTCTTGGCGGTTTCTGGTCTAATAGCGTAAGCATGACAATTATACCAATAACCAAGAGTATTAAGGCGATATCCCAACCAAACGCTATCATGCTCTTTTAATAGGGTGTCTACGGCACTTGGGTCAATGCTATCGTAGACCGCATCTTCTTCAAGAATTATCCCGTTGCGGTTAGAATCGGCTATCTTTTGCCAAGCCCTAAGATGACTTACGGCACACCCAAACTCCGTGACTAGCAGAGGCCTATCCAGTATAGGATCACGCCACCGTGCATCTCTAACACATCCCGTTTCAGATTCCACGGTATCCCAGTCTTTGCCCCTAGCGTCATATGCTGAGCCATGGAGAGATATTTGATATATCAAGACGGGAAAAAGAATAAGGCTTGGTTTAACCTATGTTTCCCATAATGCCGCTGCTCTTCTGTAAAGAAATATGTTTCATCATTTACCGCCGCACCATGAGGAATCTTAGAGGCATCAAACAAAAAACCCCTGTTGAACTTAGGCTCTAAATAATTGACCACCTCAAAGTCAGATTTAGACTTCCAAGGGTCACGATCTTCTTGCGTAACTCTTCCACCGTACCTGTATATACTGCCGTATTTATCTTCGTATATATTGGTGCCATTTGTTTCAGATTCATTGAGGTAAACTAGACAAACCCATCCATTATCTAAGTGCGGGAACCAGAAGTTTTCTTCATAATTGTTCCAGTCTGACTTCTTCCAGCGCATGAAGTTAGTGTCTAAAATATCAACACCGTTTTCTTTATATACGCTAAAACTTGTGTCGTTTAAAATCTCAACAATCTGATCTGTATATTTTTTTAGAGCAGGTTCTTCTCTGTGATGACGTAAATCATAAAACTCTTTTCCATGCATGGGGTGTTCTGTAATCACCTCATTAGTTGGACCAGATAAAATTCTATCCATGATAAACCCTACATTGTCGTAGAAGTTATCAATCTGAAAGGCTCTTGTACCTAATAAATCAAACTCTCGTACATCCATCAGCGCCACTTTGGCCCTTCAAACCAAACAACAATTGATTTACGATTTCCGCTAGTCACAGGTTCAACCTGATGCACTAAATAACTAGGAAAACACAAAACAGAACCTTTGGCCTTTACAAGATCTGGTAAGGGGTTTTCTACCTCTGTGAAAGAAAAATCACCCCCAACATATTCAGTCGGGTCTGAAAGCTGCAAGGTTACTGAAATCTTTCGATCAAAGCCATCATTTCTTGCCCAAAGAATGTCATGGTGAGGCGCGTAATGACCGCCTTCAGAGCTTAAATATTCAGTGTACTGCATGTCTCCTTCACGATATATGTGTGTGCCAAACACTTGTGCTGCTCTAATCGCAAAATTAAATAGACAATCTCTAACTTTTTCGTTGTCGTCTATCCACCTGATATTACTTCTCCGATGATTTGAAGTATCACCTTCAAAAGTTGAGGCACGTTGAACATCATAATTTTGTTCAATTTCCTCTATAAGTCCATCTACAAACTGATCGGGCAGCGCGGATGACCACAATTGCCAACACTGTCTAGGCTCCATTTACTTCTTCCCCCATTTTTATTCTATTTTATCTATCTTACTTTATACCTCTGGCTGCGTAGGCCAAGTTACATTACTAGGAAACCCTGCTTGTGTTGAAATGTTTAGCAAGTCAATCCTATACTGGACCCAAGCTGCTTGTTTTTCTTCTGTCATTTCAGCCCAACGTAATGAATTAGAAACAATAGGGTCAACTTCTCCTACTAAAAGATAATCTCGATATGCTCTAACTTCTACAGCCAATTCTTCATCTGTAGGTGGAGTATAATCAGCCACATCGTTGTTTGCA